ACATAAAAATATTAATTGATAAATAAGTTGTAAATTAATTTTTAGCTTTCATAGCCTTATAGGATGGTGAGGCATCTTTTAACGCTTGCTTATAGGTAATATTATGTTTTTGGCTGAAAGCCTTTACATGTGTAATCCAAGGGCTTGGGGCTTTAGCACCACCAAACATTTTAGCTATTCCTTTTGCCGCTTTCTTGGCTTCTGACTGTACGGGGTTAGTTGCTTCTTTAAATTGGTCATAACCATATCGTGCAAGGTCTATACCATCATATGCGGTGTCTTTACTATATTCGGTCCATCGCTTGGCCTTTTTAAGTCTATTAATTTTACCTGATTTTGTCCCACCGCCTTTAAATTCATCTTCTATTTTTGAAATAACACCCTGACTTTCTAAAATATCTAACATTGCTTTACCTGGTTTGCTTTTTCTAACACCTGAGGTATAATCATTTAATTGCTTTTTTGCTTTGGTAAATTCTTTCATCACATCTTTGTCCTGTTTTAATGCCTTTACAATTTTCTGACCAGTTTCAGATTTTACTGCACTTTTTGTTTTATTATATGTTTTTTTAATATCATCCATAAATCCGGCACCATTCATTTCGTTTTCTAGATCTGTCATTTTTCTTCGTTGGTATTCTGTACCCGATACATTTCTACCTGCACCACTTAAAACAATACTAGTATTGTCATTAACAAATGGATTCGGGGTATATGTGTTGGTATCATTATATCCTCTACTTGATAACATTAAGTATATATATAATACTATATATTATTTTTAATAGAAATTCTTATATATATATTTACAAGATGCGTTTAATGCTATGCATCTATGCATTCATGTCATTTACATATATTTGCTTAATTTATTCTGAATATCTCCAACAGTTGGATTTAACTTCATTATATCTTTTACTTTACCCATTTTTTTTGCTTTTTCTACAATAGAACCAAGAGTAGAAACACCACTTTTTCCAAAGTTACCTCCAGTTAATTGTTGAACTTCTTCGTAATCTACAACTGATTTTCCAGATGATTTCGCTTCTAATACACTTTGCTTCGTAAGAAGGCCGCTCATAACAGAACTAGAACCCTTATCATTGATCAAAATACCCGCATAATTGGTAATAATTGCTATTTCACATTCATTAAAACCAGTGGCACTTGTTGACGCGGCTTCGTTTGTGTGGTTGTGGATATTATTGTAAGTAATTGTGCATTGAAAAGAAAATTGACCAAGAGATCCTGATGAAAGGAAATCGGTTAAGCCTAAATCTCGCACAGGGTCGATAACGACAATTGATCCAAGTGAAGGAATATCAGTAGCATCTGATTTAGAACCGTTTCTTACTTTACCAGAAAATTCGCCCCATGTTTGTTGAGAAGAATTTCTTCGGCTCATAACGTACAAATCACGCATTGTGTATGAGGTCAGGAGGCCACTTACATTGTTAAACGTTATATTGATTTTATCTATCGGGAAACAAATATTATTACTGTGATTTGGTTTCATGGACTTATATTGGGGTCTTAGAAGAATAAAAAGTTTTTCGGGTATCTGTCTCATACTGATAACATCAGATGTAACCTCAGTTGGATTGTCTTCAGAGGTAAAGTTGCGTTTATAGCATACATATTCATCATACGGTAATATATTTTTAGAAGTTAATTTACTGTATTGAGATGCGTGTAACGACATGTAGCGTAAATTTAAACGGGCATCAGCATCAAGAACTGTATTAACGTTATCTATACCTTGCGTTGAAGTCCAAATTTTATCTGCGGAAATATTGAAGCAATTTCTGCAATCATTATACTGTAATACAAGCTCTAAATTATTTATTGATAAATAACCGGATTCATTCTCTTTAAGTTCTGCGGTCGGTAATCCTAAAAGACTTTCAGAAACATTAACACTACATTGAACTTTAAGTGTTCCAACAGCAGCGGCAGGTATTGTATATACATTATTCTCATCAGGATCATAAATAGTATCACCAATGCTCACGATTACAGTATAATCAGAATCGGCACGGCCTACTGTATCACTATCTTTCTCCGCAAAATTGACTCCGTGCATATACGATGCGGTAGCAGAACTTGTAGCAGCATCTACACATTTTGCAAAATATTTATCCACCATACATGGTGTCATTTGACAATGTTGGGATAAGAACTTTTGATGATACTGTTTCGTAATTACGTTTAAAACATCAGCAGTTTGAACACTGACTTTACTATTATTAATTGTTAGAGAACAACTACTGAGACTTTGATTGAGAGGAAATGCAGCAGGTACAACTTTAAATTCAAACTCGGCGTCGGCAAGAACTACAGGAGTTGTATAAGTAGCCATTACGGTTCCAACGATCTTCATATGTCTATCGATAACCGTGTTTTCACTCGGTATATTGACATTCCAAAGACTGTTACTACTACTGTTTGAGTTATGAGTGTATTTTTGACATATTACAGAAGCGGGTCCGTCTTTAACAGCAATGTTTACAGAGGAGGTTATATCCGCATATCGTGGGTCGGCAATGAGAAATGTATTAATCTCAGACATATTTATATATATATGTTTGAGATTTTATGATTTTTTAAAGATATATATTATCTAATTTTTCTAAACATTAATTTACAGGAAAATGAACCTCCAACCCCAGCTTTTACGGCTATTAAATCACCATTTAATTTAAACCGATAAAAAATCTTAAATATTATTTGCCTTAGATTGTCAGAATCGGATTGTCTTAAGGTCATCCATCTATATTGTTTCGGTTCATATATAACGATAGGAATCGGTTTATTGCTTTTGACTTCTAAAATCTCTTGTTCGGTTCTAGTCTCTCCTACTTGGTTTATAATACCGTCTAAGTATTCTAAGCTTGCGGACATCTGATGAGAAGGAACGGGAAAATTAGGACTAATAAGAACAATAGATTCAACGGGTGACCAACTTGAAAGAGTTTCATAATCTTGATAGATTAACATATAAGTTGTTTTAATTGATCCAGAAGACCCATCGCTTAAGTGCGGGTATATCTCAACCTCGTTCGCTGTTTTAAAGTTGGTTAAATTTAATTTAAAAAGAGTTTGATTAATTGTGGTTTGTGTGGTTCCATCTGATTTTAATGAATTAAACGTTTTATTTTGTAGTTTAAAAGGAAGACTGTTAAAAAGTCTATAAAGTGATTTATTTAACATAATATTAATATTATTTGTATTTGAATCAGAAAAAGTACTCTTAGGGCTGTTTAAAAATATAAGTGAGCTTTCTTTATCAAAAATAAAATACGGTATCTCATACACACTATTTGTAGCTAGATTTGAAAAAGCGGTTGGTAATGTTCCCCCATAATAGCTTTTGACAACATCAATTAAATTTAAAAATGAGTTTCTGATACATGTATTTACCATTGTAAAAAAGAACTCATAATTATATAAATTATAATAACCACTTTTATAATTTGCCATACCGTTGTCAAAGTTTGGTGGTCCTGTTATTGTTTGGTCTTGCGGTTCAAAATAAATAGGAACGGTTGATGACATGCCGTCAAACTCTAATGTTATTTCATATATAGTTTCTGTTTTTTGTAAATCAGTTGGATTCAGATTGTACTTGATAGTAGGAATAAAAGTAGGAAGCGTTTTTAGGTCAAACATTGCTGATTCTACCGCCATTTCATATTTATCACTTTCTGTTATTATTGGAACCTTTCTATCTTCTTTAAACTCAAAATTTGGTTCTTCGTTATCAAACGCAGATGATGACTTTGAAGCATCATTGTTTATTTGAGCTGTGTAATACACATAATTATAATTAGACATATATTAAATCTGAGATTTTATTTAAATGTTATTTTACAGAAACTAAAAATGTTATTAATTTGTCGTTTGTCATCTTTAACTGTTTTGCTTTCATCTTAATAAGGTTGGTAAAGTCTTTTAGATTTAAATCATCGGCTAGAAATAAGGCTAACCTACATATGCACCATCTACCACACGTATTTATATTATTTCCATCTTCTTGAAACTTGGTTTTATTATAAATGAACTTATCAGTTTGTTTTATTGATTTGATCATCATACCAATATCTTCATTATAATTATTTCCTAATCGTTTATTCATAAACGTTGGTATGTAATCTAATATTCTTCTTGGACTTGTTCCATATGAGTCAAAGTATTCAAAAATGTTGTCATCTCTAATTAACAAGGTCCAATGTCCTGTGTTAGTGTCTGATTCAGTAAGAATAAACACATAATCTATACGTTGCGGCATTAATTGATAAATGTCGGCATATTTATCGAAATCAGCATATTTAACAATCTTACAATTTTTGAATATTGCTTGTAGATCCGTTGATGTAACAAAATAATCCATTATATTATTATATTAAGATATAAATTAAAATGTTATATATTATATATAATGAGTAGATATTTAGATACAAGCGTTTACTCGCTAGAGGGCAACACTATATGGGACGTTGCTTTAAAATTCGAAAGACTCGCCTTACAAGAAATAAGTAAAACACCACAATACATTTTTCAAGGACAAGATTTAAATGATACACGAGAAGCATTTAATTATAAAATGCAATTTGATAAATTATTTTCATTGATAAAAGAATTTTATGTAAAAGTAAATGGAACACAAAGTATGTATGATAGTATAAATGAAGATATAGAGGAT